GACCTCGGCAAAGCCTGCAAAGGATAAGCCCAGGTTAATGCCGAGGTCATGTAGTAACTGCTTCATGGAACAAAGATTTCAAAGTAATTCATACCACCATTAACCGATTCCCATAAACGACAACCGTCTTCATAAATAGAAATGGCATCTTCATAATTTAAATCGTATTCGGTAGAACCATCCACCAATGTAACTGCATAAACTTTCATCATGATGTCAATATTTCAATATAGGCAAACTCAAATGATGCCGTATCCCCGGCAGTGGCTTTTTGAATAGTGATTGTAAAATCAATTGCATTTGACAAATTGATTGTGTTATTGGTAACGGCCAATGTTCCAGAACCATACCCCGATGCCGTTGCGGATGGAAACAATCTTAAATTTGTTGATGAGGTGACAATTGCCAATGTTTCCATTTGAACTGAATTGACGGATGCGGGAATGGATGTCGGTGAATATAATTGGTTGCCGGTAATTGTATTATTTCCCAAACGAACACGTGGTATTTTCGTTCCCGCATTAATTGAGAATGACCAAACGGCTCCAAATTTTATAATATCATTAACCACCAATGTATTGGCTGGAATCGTTATTGTGGTTAATACTTGTTCTAAGGTTGAACTGCCCGACAAAACTGGTGTTAATAAACGAACTGTTGGTCGAACAACTTTTGGAACATCGGACACCCCAATAGGTTGAAAGGTTTTATCACCTCTATAAAATTGTGATGTTGTACCGGCATTTATAAAATCTTGCTTTCCATTCCATGTAGACTTCTCAGTATCCGTTACAAATCTAAAACTTGATGTTTGATTAATATTAGCTGGATTAGTAGCATCCGTATTTGGTACGTTTCCAAGTCCAACCATTGATTTGGTTACTTGCTTGTTCTTCCATAAATCGGTTGAACTTTCATAAATCAAAGCGTCATTATCCGCTAACGTTGCAGGGTTGATATAGACGTTGTGAAGTTCGTCTAACTCCCATCCGTTCATGATCTTAACATAAATCTTTCCGTTGTTAGCGTGCGAATATTCCACGTAACCAAGGACCACAATGTGACCCGTAGAACCGTTTGGCTTAACCTTAGTCATGCGCCCCGCAGTTGTTGGACTTAGATACAACACATCTCCATCGTTCCACGTTTCACCTTGCAAACTTCCAGTTGTATTGATATTTTGAAGTTGACCAACGGTTAGAATAAATCCTTCTTGGTTTGGTGCAATTGTTTCCGTTACCACTCCGAGCGTATCTGCTGAATTAAGATCGCTATTGGCTTGCGCTAAATTAACCGCTAACCTTTGGCCTTGCGCTCCCGTAACCTTTACAACTTGGTATTCTGCTTTCGTTAATGTGGTGTTTGGGTTCACCTTATTTACAACACGCGCAACCAAATCAACGCCGTTTTTCAACGTAACCGATCCACCTTTCAAAAGTGTTTGTGAACTTCCAAGGCTATCGTTCCATTCAGTCATTCCAACTGAAAGCGCACCCGTAGGGTTTACATTCAACGCTAATTGATCAGCGGTTAAATTGTACGTGCCGAGGTCAACGTTTTGTGTTGCACCTGTGTAAGGTACACCACCGCCACCGCCACCCGTTGACTTAGCTTCCAAATCGCTATCGGTCACACCGTCTTTAAACCAATACTCAACCGCTCCGCTTCCATCGTCCACAATAACGGTCAACCCTACATAACGTCGGTCTTCTGCAATGGTACTCAATGCCGAGGCAGTGGAAACAAATACACCTAATCGATCATCGACGGGTGCAGGTTTGTTAATTTCTAAATTATCTGAAAGTCTTATCATTGTATTGTCATTTGTACGGTTGGTTCCGTTTGCCACCTTGTAACGTAAATATCATAGCCGTCTTGCGTATCGTACAACTCGAATAAGTCCACGAATGAACCTTGATCAAATGCACTTCGATACCAATGCGAGAATGAATAATTTGAAGGGACGGCAAACCAAAGGAATATGTTACTAACCGCTCCACCATCAAAGGTAATGTTTATCGGTTTATCAATCGCAACGGCTAACGTATTGCCGTCATAAAGGTCGATTTGATTGGTAGCTTCAACACCACCATAGTAACACGTATCGGGGTCCATTTCCGTTGGAATCGTACACACACTCAAAGCAAGTGGAACGTTGAAAGATACTACCGCTCTACATCCTGCGACCCTATCGCCAAACCTATCCACGAAGTAATCCACGTTAGCATCCACAGAAATATCGAAGTCATTGCCAAAAGTACGTTGGTATTTAATCATGAAATCCCCAGCAAGTTGTGTCATATCCGACATAACCTCGTCGGGTTGTAGCGTTTGGAAATTCAAAGCATTTGAACCCGTAGGACGGTCTGCAACCTTTTGGCTTTCCTCAATCTTATCCATGAACACCAATCCAACGGTGAACGTGGCTGAATTACTACCGAACCTCGCACCGTCCAACGTGGCGAAAACCAAAGGGTAGTACACCCGATCGATTTCGGGAGTAACAAAGTTGGTTATTTGTGCGCTGTCAGGGTCCAGGATGTTACCCGTACCGAACGAATTAACGAGCGGATGGCTCTCGCTGAACTCCTTTAAGCTTCTTTTGATCGTGTTCCAACTTTGCATCTTTGTCTTTTGATAGGTAAACCCGTAACTTTTCTACGTTCTTTTTGTGGTAACTCATAATTTTCAATAACAGTCACAATCCCGATTGAAGTTAGCTTGGTAACGCTTAGCGTAATCGCCACAACAACCGTAATTATCTAACACCAAACCCGCAGTGTAATTACGTCGGTTCGGCAATATAGTATCGATTTGTCCACTTGGGGATTGATACGCAGGGAAGTCTGTAATATTTGTTAAGATATAACGTGTAATTCTTTCAGCGTACCACTCCGCTTTTGATTTGTAGTAATCAATCAACCTTTGCAATTCACTCATGGAGGCCTGTGTACTGTTTTGATCCGTACCGCGCTCCACGTTCTTATTACGTAACTGAAAACCGAAGGCCATCGGAAACTCCATTTGTACAAACATTTGAAGGCATGGCTGAATGTAGTCAATAAGCAAGTCCTCATTTTCTTGGGTTAACGTGTTACCAATAATTTGATTCGCAATTTCTTTGTAAAGGTCGCTACCTAATATCGGTTGAATGTGCATCTCTTGACACATGATCAACGTAGGGCGCAACTTCACCATTGAAACATTCTCGTTAATCAATGAAGCATCTTTTAATTGCTTCTCGGTTATGAATAAAGCTTTTTGGCTCATGCTTTCGGTTTTACTAAGGTTTGCATCCAAGTGTGACGGCAAGTAGGGTAGTGCTGGTTCGTGCCGGGCTTTGTGTACCAACCGCCTTTTCGTTCCCAAACCGAGTACCCCATAATGTCTGAAATTTGGTTAATGTCTTGACGGGTGTAGTACCTTCCAAGTTCAATCATTTTCGAGCAAAATTCACGGCTTCCAGGGATTAACTTTTGTGGACCAAACTCGGGAAGTACGTCGTATTTGTACATCACTTGCACCAATGGTTCACCTTCGGGGTTACGTGGCTTGATAAAGTCCTTTGCAGACTCACCAAGCTCTTTTAACGCTCCACGTATATTGATAGCCTTCGCTTCAATAAGTGCGCTAATACGGTCTGAAATTAGCTGAATATCCTTACCTAATTTTTCGGCTAATTTATCCGAAGTAATTGCAGGGTCTTTCTCGATCATTTTCAAAATGTCCGCATCAAGTTCAGCGTACTCGCTCGCAAATTCTTGCTCTAACAACTCGAAACCGTAGCGCATCGGACGGCGTGTAACTTCAACGAACTCGGAAGCATCACGGCCAAACTTTTGAAACAACGCTAACTCTTCTTTCTCTTTACGGAAATCGTGGTGGGTAAAGGCTTGCGGTTGTTCAGTAACGGTTACTTCGGCCAAAGGTGGTAAACCCGCTTTTTCTCGCAGTTCGTCTTTGGTCATGATTTGAAGCAATGACTGCTCTGTTAATCTTTCAGTGATCGGTTCAGTAGGTTCGATTTCCAACACGCCCAAACCATTGAAAGAAAAAATGTAATTAAATACCTTTTCCAACTTTTGAACACGGTCGTTAACGTACACCGCCTTGAAAAGTTCGTACGCTTCAACCAACTCTGAACGCCCACCAAGTTGCCCGTCAACCCGTACACCAAACAACATCGGGGAGGTTACGCGGTGAGCAACAAAGATTTCCTGTTGGATTGTTTCATTGAGAATGTTAAACTGCTTATCGAGGTCGTTAGCGTTTAATGGCTCAATCTTTAAACCCGTGTCGGCACTATCATTGAAGTTTACAACGATACGCTCCCCGTCATCGCCTTTCAGTTGCTTTTGTAATTGACGTTTGATTTCTCTTTGCTCTTCATCCGAAGGTACTCCGTTGTTAAAGTTGAAAAGGAAACCTCCCAAAAAGCCATTGCGTAAGTTGTTAACGTGGTAGTTTGCAATGCGTGCATCGGTTTCGATGTAAGCAAGCGCACCAAGGTATTCTGGAATGGGGTAATAACGCACGCTTGGAGCGTAACTACAATAGTAAAATAGTTGCTTACCTAACCGTTTTTCGGGGTCGAACGGCATATACTCGGTAAGTCCTTCGGGTTCTCCAAACTCTTTCCATTCATCAGCATAGTAAAACTTGCTTCCATCCACGTTTCTACGTAGGTTACCGAAGTTTTTATGTGCGATTTGGCTAACCTTACCGTTCATGTTCCACACTATTTCCAAGGCAAAGCCGTTGAAAATTTCGAAGTCCAAAGCGGTCTTGTAAAGAATATCGTTTAAGTCATCGTAAGGATTCGGGTTCTCCATCAATCGGTTCAATTCCCCGATCATTTCGCTCGGCACTTTATCCGCTTCGTAAGTCCAACCATTACCCGTAATGTAGTTGACTTTACCGTTCACAATAGCGTTATGCTTTGCGCTACGTTGGTACATTTCCAACAAATAATCGGGGTAACGGTTGCTCTCCCCGTACATTACGTAATCCTTTCCGTTAACTACCTTAAATTCGGGTAGCTTGGTTTCAAAGTCCTGCCGTACAATGGGAGAACTTTTCGGCATTCCGTACACATTTTTTACTCTTCTTGAACTCATAAGTTAGGTTCTATGTAAGTTGTATCGTTTTCAAATACGACGTCGGTGCTTTCATTCGCCAACACTTCGTACAATCCAACTTCCAACACGTTTAAAATTTCCTCGCTTTCAGGGGTAACCGCTCCTTCATTACCCTCGTAAAGTGTATATAAACACTGACCA